CGCCGAGCTCTTCGATGAAATCGCCCTTCGTCTCGCCTAACTTCGCTTTGATCGAATTCACCATTGCCATTTCGTTCATCGGGAATGTCACGACTGAGCCTTCGTACAGCTTGATCTCTTTCAGCCGGCGGATCCCGTCCTTGACCTCATCCTTGATCGTTTCAAACCCGATCGACAGCCCTTTGATGATGCGGCTCTTGAGGAGCAAATACGCGCGCTGGGCTTCCGGTAGCGCCATAAGAAGCTTTCCCTTGCAGTGCAGACCGTCGGACTTGTCCTCGAGCTGGAGCTCGCCGATCGGGCAGTCCGACCTGTGCTGCCACAGAAGGGGCACGACGTTACCACGGTCCTTGAGAGTCTTCGTGTAAGCTCCAGGCTCGACGACATCACCTCCCAGGTCGACGTTGCCATAAGGCGACAGGATGCCTTCAAAGGTTCCCTCTTCGGTGATGCCTTTGATCTGCATCCATGTGTGGCTCTTCTGTGCATTGGCTGCCATGGGTGATTCTCCTATCAATGTTCCTATTTTTATTTTGAAGAACTCGAGTCCGTAGAACGGACTATTGATGGTCACGGTCGGAGTCACACGATTCTCCGTAGCTTTGTTGAACCATCCGCTTCACCATCAGTCCCGTCTTCCGGTTGCGGTTCGTCGGCCGGCGCCGGCTTGGGTTCCGCCAGGGCCGCCGGCTTAGGCTCGGGCCTGGGCACTGGCTTGCCGAGTTCCTGCATGTTGAGTTGAATGTGATATTTGTCGCCGAGCTTCTCGGGCAGCGGATTGCGTCCCTCGAGCGCGCGCACCTCGTCGATCGACATGTGACCGTTCTGAAGCGCACTGGCGTAGGCTTCCATACGAGTTTTGATATCGCCGCGCAGAAGCACATAGGCGTCGTGATCCAGATAATAGCCTTGCGATTTCTCTTCATCGGTGAGGACGCACCTCCAGAAATCCTGCTGCCAACGCCACATCCACGAGTTGAGCGTCGTGCGGACGAAGTCCATCGCAAGATGTTCGACGTTACTAAATGTCGCTTTGGAGAGATCCTGCACTAGGTGGGGAGAAACGGAGAACCAACGGCAGATTTCCGAAACCTCAAACTGACGGAACTCGATGCCCTGTGCGTCGCGCATCGTTGTCCCTATGGGCTTGTAGGTGATGCCGTCCTCGAGGATCGGGGCCCGATGCGGCTCGGCGTAGATTTGCTCCCAGTCGTTGCGGAACTTCTGGAAATCCTCGTCGGTTTTGAATTTGCGCGCCATCTCGAGCAAGTACGGGATGCGCCCGCCATTAGCCCAGAAACGCGCGAGGTTGCGTTCGCTCGCGATCGCAGTGCCCAGGGACTGCCGGCCCATCGTGATGACCGAGTACCCTCGCACCCCGTCCCATCCGAGCCCGCGAATGTGCAGGATGTCATGCGGCTTGCTGCGATCGACCGTGTAGACGGTGTCTGGCTGCCCTGGCTCGCGCACCACATAGATCAATCGTTTCCGTCCGTCCCGCTCGCGATCTGGGAACACCTGAGACGGAATCAGCGGGATGAGCTCGATTGCGGTCCCGCTCGAGGACCGGCGCACGATCTTGGCATAGGCGTTGCCTTGCAATAAGCAATGGCTCGTGAGCATCTCCGTAAATCCCTGCGCGGAGATCTCGGGGTTGGGGGCGAACTGCATCGCGTTGTACATCGGGTGACCTTCGGCGTGCTTGTGCGCGCCGGCCTTGCGCTGCATGAGGACTGCCGGTATGAATCCGATCGATTCGCTGATGATGCGGTTGCATGCCCAGACGACACTGTGGTTGAGTGCCGTCTCGACCGACACCGACTCGCCCGACCATGCCGGCGCGCCGCCGGTCAAAATCGAGTAAATTGTCGGATAGCCCTGGCGCAGATACCATCCAGCCTGGACCGAATCAAACGCAATGCCTGGGGCATATTTTGATTCAATTTGCGACGTCACCGCACGCACAAGCGGGCGCAAGAGCTTCGCCATGAATCCCTGATTAGGTGCCATTGCTTACACTCCGCAATCCGGTATAGGTGATGCCGTCCTCTGGCGTCGCTACGATCAGACGCGCGATGGCATTGATGCCGGCAACAATCCCGTCAATTCGTTTCGATGTACGACGACGATCCGCTTTGGCCGGCTTGACCGAGTCGGACGGATCCTGTTTGACCGCGAGGCAATCCGCCATCCAGCGCAGGATCGGGTTTCCACCGTGCCGCATCTTGCGCGACATGACATGCCGCAAGAGCTCTTTCGTTGGCGCGGACATGGACTGGAACCCCTGACCGATCGGGACCATGGTCATGCCGTCATCGGTCAGTTGCTGCACGATCTGCGTCGCGTTCCACCTGTCGTATCCGATCTCGCGGATGTCGTAAATCTTCGCGAGGTCGGCGATTGTCTGCCTGACATACTGATAATCGACTTGGTTCCCAGGCGTCGTATGGAGCAACCCCTGGGCGGCCCATATGTCATAAGGAACACGGTCCCTACGGGCCCGCTTCTGAAGGTCGAATTCGGGCAGCCAGAAGTGCGGCACCCAGTAGAGCAAGCCATCTTGCTCGAATATCATCACGAATGCGGTGATGTCCTGCGTGCTCGACAGATCGAGTCCAGCGTAACAAGGCTTGCCGACAAATTGATCCAAATTGAACGGATCCCCGCACGCGTTCCAATCGTCCATGGGGAGGTAGCGTGTTTCCTGTCCTACCCACTGACAGAGGCGCAAGCGGCGAAACGAGTTCTGCTGCGCGGGGCTCGAGGCGGCCCGCTGATACTCTTCCTTCACTTTGTCGAGCGGGAGAAAATGCCCGAGGCTTGGGTTCGCCTTGTACCAACCGGTAGCCGGCTTCCCCGCGCGCTCGGGTTCTCCTTCCTTCGTCCAGTCCTCCTCCTGATCCAGGTTGTAGATGACCGGATAGTAGGAAGGGTCCGTAATGATGCCGTTTTTCACCTGGAGGGCATAATCGTGCTGCTTCTCGCAGATCGGACTTTCGCCGATTATGCCGGCCGTCGTGATTGCAAACAATAACGGCTGCCGGCGCACTGCCATGCCGAAAGCGAGCACGTCCCAGAGGTCGACCGTCTTCTGCCGGTGGAGCTCGTCGAAGATCGCCATCGACGGGTTGATGCCGTCCTGCGTCCCCGCGTCCGCACTGATTGCCTTCAGGAACGAATTCGGGTCTTCCTTCAGCAAGATCGTTTTCGTGCTGTCGATGATGCGGCACATCGAGTTCAGCCTGGGAGAATTGCGCACCATCTGCGCCGCTACCCTGAAGCAGATCGACGCCTGATCTCGAGTCGACGCCGCAAGGTAGACCTCTGCCCCTGGCTCGCCATCCAGCACGAGCCCACCCAGGCCGATGCCGGCCGCCATTTCAGTTTTGCCATTCTTCTTCGGTACCTCGACATAGCACGTCGAGTACTGTCGCATGCCGTTCGATTTCACGGTCCCGAAGACATCGAGGATGATCTGCTTCTGCCACTCGAGATCGAGCGTGAACGGCTTGCGGGCATACTGACCTTTCGTGTGTGTCAGCATGCGCTCGAAAAAGTTGATCCATGGTTCCGAGTATTTGTTAAGAGGCACTAGTCCCCATCAATTCTTCCCGTAACGACTTCGGCTCGGGTTGTTTCGCCGCGACCTTCTGAACGTCCGCCGGCGAGAACCCGAAGAGCCCGCCAAACTGCCTGACCTTGTCCCAGGCTTTGAATGCCATCCCCACCTCGGGACGCTGGGCAACGAATGTAGTCACGAACTTCGCATCCCCATTCTCGTCCTTGCCGGCTTCCTTCAGGATCTCGAACGTCGCCCCCTTCTCGCGCAGGGTAGTTTCACATGAAACGACCTTGTCCCAATTGGCGCACAGACCGAGGAGTGCGGTCCGGTACACGTTAGCCGCCAGTCCCTGGGCTTCCAATTGAGGCACCAGGGCCCGCCAGAGCTTCTTCCCCTCGTGCCCTATCCAGCTAGGGGCCGATCCGAAATCGCCCCTGTACGCGGGCCCTGGATTGAGCTTTTGGTGTCCTGGGTTGCCGTTTCGGACCTTGACTAGGTACGGTTTTTTAGGGGGTCCAGGCACGATTTACCTCCGAAATACCACCGAAATACCACCGAAAACCCCAAAAGTGTTGAAAAAGTCAGCAAATACCCTATCGCCAACTCTCGGGCTCTTGTCCTCA